CCTAACACAGTTTACAAACCTAACTGGCATATAGAAGCTATTTGCGAGCATCTGCAAGCTGTTTTCGACGGTGAAATACGCAATTTGTTAGTGAATATACCGCCAAGGTGTATGAAATCGTTGATAATTAGCGTTTTCTGGCCTGTTTGGTCGTGGATTAACAACCCTTCAACACGTTGGCTCTTCAGTTCATACGCTCATCCGCTTGCTGTACGCGACGCTGTTAAGAGTAGGCGCATATTGCAGAGCCCATGGTTCAGAGAAGGGTGGGGAAAGCGCTTTGAAATGAGCGGGGATCAGAATGCAAAGCAGCGATATGATAACACAGCTGGTGGGTATCGGATCGCAACAAGTGTTGGTGGAGCAGCAACCGGTGAAGGTGGAGATTTTGTTGTGGTTGACGACCCCCATAACATATATGAAATCGAATCAGAAGTTGTGCGAGCAAATGTTATCCTGTGGTGGGACGAAGTTATGTCTACAAGGCTTAACGATCCAGAGACTGGCGGGCGGATAATTATTATGCAACGTGGTCACCAGTATGATCTGGCCGGCCATGTTTTAGAGAAGGGTGACTATGAGCACCTCTCGTTGCCGATGGAATTTGAAACGGCACGTAGGTGCTCTACTTCTATTGGCTTCATTGACCCTAGAGAGAATGAAGGCGACCTACTTTGCCCGAACAGAATAGGAAAAGAAGCTAACGAATCGTTGCGATTGGCTCTTGGTAGCTACGGATACGCAACTCAAATGCAACAAAGACCTACCGCGCGTGAAGGCAACATGTTCAAGATAGATGAGTTGAATATCGTCGAGACTATCAAAGAGAATAACGTTAAAAAGCGTTGGCGATCATGGGACAAAGCAGGTACAGCTGGCGCTGGTGCGTATACGGCAGGACCGCGAATGGGGAAATATAAGAAGCCAAGACCGAATGGAAGCTACGATAAGCACGGGAATGAGCGGAAGTCTATTTACTTTATAGACGACATGGTGCGCGGTCAGTGGTCTTCTGGTAAGAGGGAAGCAAAGATTCAACTTGCTGCTAAGAAAGATGGCAAGAAAGTATTTATCATCGTCGAGCAGGAACCTGGAAGCGGTGGCAAAGAGAGTGCCGAATCAACCGCGCGAAATTTAGTTGGCCGGCACGTCGAGATCATCAGACCGACTGGGGATAAGGAAGCTAGGGCAGATCCGTTTTCTGTTGCCGTAGAAAATGGTGAGGTGGATGTTCTAAAGGATCACTGGACGTATGATTTCATCGAAGAGATGAAACACTTTCCGCGTAGTAAATACAAGGATCAAGTTGACGCTGCATCGCAGGCTTTTAACAAATTGAATGCTGGTGGGCGGATTCACATTGGGTGATGTACAGGTGGCCCCTTGTCGTAGTGGTCATGGGGGTGACGTAGTGCGAGGGGTCACCTGATGGGCTGTCAATTTGATACAGAGGCTTTAATTGAGCACGAAGAAAAGCATTGTATTAGGTGTGGTTATCTTTGCCTCACTGGTTATTGCGTTAGTTGTACTTCAGACTCTTTGGGAGCTAGTAACACTGCCACGGTTATAGTTATAACTCGTGATGAAGAAGGAAACTTTTTAGAAGTAGAAAGGTTTTGGATACATTAATTTTTGATTATCGCCCTATCTTTTATACACGCGCCCGCGCGCGCACGCGTGCATACGTATGCGCCAGCGCGCGCGCACGCGCACGCGCGAGGGAATGTTAAGCATGAGAACGAAACCGCATTGGATAACTTGTATTGCCATAAGGCTTGGTGCTAAATATGCTTTATGGAAAGACTTGAAAAGAAGAAAAATGCGTAAAGAAAATATTGTTGATTGGAAGCACTAATGGTTTGGTACGCTCCGTGGCGTAAGCGTCCTGAAACAAAAAGTATGGCGCTTGGCACCTCAGAAGCTTTTGGTAGCTTTTTAATGTTTGGATCTGGGAGTGCAATAACGGCATCATCTGCTTTAGCATTGTATGAACAATCTACAGCTGTAAGTATTCCGATAAATATGATTTCGGAAGCATTCTCAGTGCTTGAGCCAATTTTGATTGTTGATAATAAAGTTATTCGTGATCATCCTGTGATTCAATTGCTGAATAGACCATCGCCGTGGTACTCCAGAGAATTGTTTCTTGAGATGTTGGCAAAAGAATTTTTAATCACTGGTGAGACAATGTGGGTGGCGATCGGCGGCATTCGCAGACCTCCACTTGAATTGCAACCATTGAGTGTTAAAAATGTTACCGTAACAGAAGGTTCAGGTGGATTCATAACTACAATCAATATTTCTGGCAATACATTGCCAGGAACATATTTACCAAAAGTGCGTAATGGATTGGTGAGATATTTTGATGGAAGATTGCGTGAACTTGTCCAAATCAGAAATTACTCAACTAGAAACAATTCCCTTCTTCGTGGACAATCCCCTTTGCTTTCAGCGTCTAAAGAAGTACGCCAGCACATATTGGGTGGCACACATAACGTTTCAATCTTGGAGAAAGGTGGCCGCGTCTCACTAATCTTTCACTTTGATGCTGATATGGATGACGAAGATTTTGAGCTTGCCAAACAGAGAGTGAGAGATCAATATGGTGGCGCTGAAGAAGCAGGTCAAATTGGGGTTACTGCCGGCGGAGCATTGGATATAAAGAATGTTGGCGTTACTTCAAAAGATATGGATTTTGCTATTCTTCAAAAGATGGCAATTAAAGCTGTAACACTTCAATATCACGTGCCGTTGCCTCTAGTCACAGACGAAAGACAAACTTTGAATAACTATCGTGAAGGTAAACTAGCACTTTATGATGACGCTGTTATCCCTTTGTCTAGAAGAATATTTGGTGGTTTGACTGACACTATGTTGCCTAGATATGGGCTTGATCCAAAACGTGCTCGCATTACATTTGATCCAGACCAAGTCACCACATTAGTTAGTCGTCGCAATGATGAATTGATTAAACGTAAGAGCATTGGTGTCGAATCTGATAATGAGATACGTGCTATAATGAATCGTGAACCATATGAAGGTGGTGACGTGATTCTGAAGCCAGCCAATTTGATACCAGTTGGTACTGATGAGTTCACTGAAGATAACGAACCTGATTTCATAGAGGATGTTGATGCCTAATACTGCTAGGCAACAGGTAGCGTTTGACTTCAATTTGAAGCTCATTTTCGAGCGTGATTTTAGAATGCGTATTGCTGCATTCAATGAAAAATTGATTAGAGCATTTACTAAGTCAGTTGCTAGATTTGAAAGCGTTCCTGATTTTAGTCAGTTTCAACAAGAATTGGAAAGGATACTTGACCGGCATTATCGCAAAGTCGGTGTTGCATTTACTGAGAAAATCAATAACATGGTTGCTGAAGAACTTGGTGAAAAGAAATTGACTCTTGCTATTGAAACCAAACAAAGAATTCCTGTTATAATAGCAAGTCATTTTAAGGTGCGTGCTCTATCTGAATCAACAAAAATTACTGCGACGACTCAAGCACAGGCAGATATTGCATTGAGGGAGGCGCAGAGATTGGCTACTGACCCATCGGTACTAGCTATTGAACAGGTAAATGTTGCTAGTCAAAGTAGTGCTGTATTCCGTAGACGACTCAATGGTCGCATTAGTGGTATTGTTAGGTTGAATACCAACGAGCCAGCCGAGGCAGCAAAACTAACACAAATACAAATTTTGCGTGGTGAAGAGCCAACGCTTGCAGGTGGTAGTGGAACTGACGGTACAAAGTCGTGGGCAAATCAAGGTGATAGCCTTGTTCGCCTGCCTCCTGATAGTAAATTTAATCATATCGCTGCCGAACAGACTATCGCACTTGATATGCCATTCAATGTTAGCGGTCAGCAATTGCGTTATCCTGGTGATATTAGTTTGGGCGCGTCTGCTGGCAATGTTATAAACTGTCGGTGTTCAGTTACATATAATATGAGTGAAACTGCTAGGAAGATAAGAAGTCAACGTTGAAATATAATGCCCGTAATGAAATGTCAAAAGGATGGCAAACCCGGATGGAAATGGGGGCAGAGTGGTGTTTGTTTTACGGGACCAAATGCACGTAATAGAGCACTGGCAGTTGGTAGGGCCATCGCGGCGCAGGGAGGCAAAAGCAATATGAATCCTATGGAAACAAAACGATTTGGCGGGCACATCATTGAAATTAAAGAAGAGCATACGCATAATGGCGTACCTATTGGGATAGTTGAAGGACATATTGCTGTTTTTTCTCCCGATCAAGGTGGCATATTTGGTATGCCAGATAGATTTCATCCTGGCGCATTTCTTGAATCACTAGAGGATCATCGTCAGCGTGACAATAGACAAATCAGAATGAAGGACCATCACGGCAGAACAATTGGTGGATTCCCAATAGAATTTGCGCACGAGGATGCCATAGGATTGTTTGCTCGTGGCGAAATAAATCTTGAGACTCAACTTGGTAAGGAAGCATTTTCACTTGCTAGGCAAAAGGTGCTCGTTGATTTTTCTCTTGGTTTTATTGCTATCGACGATAAAATTGATGGTGGCTTTAGAGAAATTTTTGAGGCTAGAATTATAGAAGGTAGCATAGTTGATGAACCTCTTAACCAAGATGCTGTTATAACTGAGGTAAAAATTATAATTCCATTTCAAGATTTGCCACTTGCTGAAAGATTGGCTGTATGGAATCCAGCTGCTGCTAAAGATAGGGTAAAACAATTTACAGATTCAAAGCAGAAGCCAACTAGTGAATTCAAATCAGCGTTTGTTTGGCTTGATGAAGAAAGATCAGATTCGTTTGATGGTTATAGATTGCCTATAGCTGACGTTATTGATGGCAAATTGGTTGCTATACCTCGTGCAATTTTCAAAGCGGCAAATGAAATGCTTAGTCGCAGTGTTACAATTCCAGAAGATTATACAGCTGGAGTAACACAACATATTGAAAGATACTACGCAAAAATGGGTTTGGTGTCACCATTTGGACTAGATGAGAAACAATTTTTTGGAGTGGAAGAAATCAAAAATTTCACTACTAGAGATATGGAGAAAGCACTAATTGATAGTGGTGCATTCTCTAGAAATGCAGCCGTTGAACTCGCAAGTAAGTTTAATGGATTGCGTGATCCAGAAAGTGCAGGATCTATTTTGAAAGAGTTGGGAAGGATAAATCTTTAACGGCAGAGGGATTCTGCTATGGGGTCAGTGGGATGCTGA